CAGGTGTTGAGCTGAATTCTTGAGGCTGGTCTGTTAACCATTCCTTAGTGATGCCATCAAGCTCATAGTCAGTCTCATCCCAGTAAGGGAACTCAAGCCATGAATATACACCATTGAAGACAAATTTGTCAAGTGTTGACTCTATGTCTAAGTCTATAGTCTTTCTTTTATCAGCATACTCAACAACTCCATTGATAGTAGCATCTGTTACTCCTGACCATAGAGCATTGATTGTGAAGTTAGTGGTGCCAGTTATAGCTATCACAGTATGAAGTCCCTCAACACCAGGATTCGCAACTCCACTATCAGCTTGAGTGATATTCACCTGGTCACCTACTTGAAATGGATGTGTAGCTGTGATGCGAACATTGCCACTATTATCAGTCAGTGATGCTGTGTAGCTCATGTCAAAGATATACTCTTCTCCAAATTTTACATCATAGCCAAAGTAACTATTAGATGCATCATAGAAAGTAGTGATTGAAGGGTTAAAGTCAAAGCTCACATTGTTACTCAATAGCTTAGACAAATCTTGCTCACCATAGCCAGTGCCAAATGTAGGTAGTGCTTTGTAGTATCCTATCCTTAGATTAGTCACTGAGTCAAACACCTCAAATATGTATCTGAAGCCTGACTTATTCTTGTTAGTAGAGTCAATGATAAACTTGCACTCGTTGTATGCTGGTGTGAAGTCCTGAGGCTGTGCTATGATTGTTTGTGCCATACCTATATTGTACTTTTATTAGAATTCAATTAGAAGGATAAGTAGCTGTCATCTGTGTAGTATTCCTTCTTGATGTAGGTTGCTGCATACCTAATGGCATCCATAGCATCATCCCACAATTTGACTGGCTCATCTGTGATTGTGTCCCCTATTTTTTTCCACTTGTAATTCTCATACTCTTTCTTGATTGCTGGATGGTCCTCACAGAATACACCAAAGGTCTTTATATTATCTATCCCTTGCTTGACTACCTTGTTAGCATTCTCAATGTAATATCCAGCTCTATCAATCTCAGCTATAGTCTCAGGTCGAGAGTAGTCAGCTAGTATGTTGATGCTCTTCTCAATTCCTAACTGATCCATTCTAGCAATTAGGTCAGTAGTTGTTAAGTAGCTCTCATAGATGATAGGCTCAATGTAGATGTCTTTGTCTCTCCAATATACTCTGACTAGAGCTGTAGGGTGATTGTAACCAAAGTCAAGCCCATAGACATAGTCAGTGAATTTAGAAGGCCTATGTTTGACAAATGCCCAATTGCTGTAGATGTTGCTCTTAGAGATAGCTTTCTCACCTAGTGCATAAATCTGATATTGTGCCTCATCTGTCCGCTTCAAGTCTTCTATCTGTCTCTTGATGCTGTCAGGTAGGAATGGATTGTCTTTGTAGGTAGACTTGATTAGGATAGACTCCTCAGTTGGTAACTCATAGAGCCAAGAGTTGCTCTCAGATGGATTGTAGTCAAAGATCAGCTTTCCTTCTGTCCTCATGTTGAGCTGAGTAAAGTCATCATAGTAGAGCTCATTAGCTTCATTACACCAGGCAAGGTCACGCTTTCTACCTCTAATCTTTTGCTCATCATCAACTGAGAAGAACTCCACTATAGAGCCATTGCCAAACGTGTAGATGTGCTCTGATTTATTATGTCTAGCCACGTCATAAATCTCAAGTGTCTTCATTATCTCTAAGAAGTCTCTCATGACTGTAGCTCTCAATGCTGGGAAAGTTTTGCGAATGATACTGACTACCTTGTTAGGATTCTGTAGGCAGTAGACAATTATCAGCTGACAAAGTGAGTAGGTCTTTGATGACCTTGAGCCACCTTCATTGATGATAAACCTATGACTTGAGTCATTTAGTGCCTCGTGATTCTTTTGAAATATTACAGTTGAATTTAGCTCCATAGACAAATCATACCACTATTAGTAGTACTTATATTATTTATTATTAAGAATATTACTCTTTATTAGAAGTAATAATATTAACCTTTATCTCAGAGATAGCTTCACCTTTGCTGGTAGTATCAACTCTCTCAGTCAGATTATTCAGTCGCTGAGTTATGGATGGATTGTATTGTCCAACCATGCCACCTTCAATCTGATCATGTCGGATGGCCTCCTCTATGCGTGTACAGATTGTGGCATACTCAGAATATCTATCATCCTTGTTTGAGAAATAATCTGTTACTGTTGAACCATTATCTGCAGCGTAACTTCTAAACCCTACTTGAGTCAATGGTCTTTCTAATGGGATAGCAGTTGCCTCACCAGTTTTATTAGAAAGTGAGTATTGATATCTAGGATTAGCTTTGCACCAGTCTCTGTAAGATACAAATAAGTCCCACATTGCCTCAGGAGTAGCTATGTATTTAGGCTTCGCCATTGTTTGACTCTTGCTCTTGTTTAACCTCTTCTAATCTCTCAACAAATTTCTTAGTGCGTTTCTTTTTTACTGGTACATCCTCAACTGCTGTGTATTCAATTACAGTTGGCTCAGGAGCTGTAGCAGTTACTACCTCTTCAAAGATGTGCTTAAGTCCAATTGTCTGATAGTATTTTACTTTGCTCAGGTCAAGATTATCTACTATGATTGTCTTAGTACCTTGAAATCTGTCATAGATTTTCACTGTTTTACCTACAAATTCTGGTTTGATTGTGTATTCCATAATATTACTTTTTATACCTATATTGTATCTCTTTGATATTTTGTTTTATTTCTTTGATTAGAAAGAAAGCTGATGTGTTATTGATATTAAAGTACTTAGCCAAAGATGTCTGAGTAGAGTAGCCTTTGTCATAGTATGCCTCAAAGATAATCTTTTTAATTCTATCATCCAAAGAGTTGCGATATATCTCCACCATTGCTTTCTTGAAATTGTAGCTTTCTTCTAAGTTGACTTTATGGTCCATGTCAGAAGGATCATCTAGTGAGTCATTTAAATATTCATGTGACCTATAGATGTCATCCTTCTTTGTCTTTGAGCCTTGAGTCCAGATTAACTCATACTTAATTGTGTTAAGTAGATAGCTTTTTGCTTTGTCTTCTGTGGCTTCTTCTATCTCTAGCTTAACACAATGAAGGTAAGCGTTGTTGATGACTGCATCAGCTTCTATAGAGCTAGGTATTTTGAGTCGTTGAATAAAGTGCTTTGTGTATTTGAGCACCTCTGTGTAGTTTTTTTGCAAGTATTGGTCAAGCATTCTTTTCATACCAGGATAAAAAGTCCTTATACCACACTTTTCTTCTTACTGTAGAACAAAAGCACTCTTTATCAATCACCTTAGTAGCTTTGACTTTCACTTGCTTGAGTTGATTCAATGACCTCTTAGTCATAATCTCAGCCTCAGGTAGTACTATTATTGATTCTATGAGTTGTATATCAGCTTGTTCAAGCATACGGCAGTGAGTGAAGTAGCACATGCTACAGTTAATGATTGTGAATAGATTAATGCTGACCAGAATGACATACACTTCCAGCATCCAAGAGCTGTGTGTAGCCAGTCAGGTAGAATGAATTTATCAATGAAGTTCTGAATGGGCTCAAAGTTAGTGAACCACCAAGATACTACTAATGGAGTGATGTATGCTATCATGTGTGTAAATTTAGTAATAATTTATAAAGGGAGCTGTTAACTCCCTTGCTTTTGATACCAATTAAACCATTTGATGTAAAAGTCTTCAGATACTTTGTGATCGTTTAGAAATCTTGACATTTGTGTGTTTGTGACTCCTATGTCTTCAGCTATGTGACTCTGTTTATACCTGTTATTGATTCTTGATTGTATCTCTTCAATCATCCAGGTCTTTATATTTGAGTCAAATTCTCTCAGATAGATTGTGATTGTTCTTACCATAATTTGTAAAGATTATAAACATAGTAGATAAACACTAAGACAAATACTACTATAACTCCAATGGTGCCAAACATCATATCAACACCATACATGAATAGATCTACAAATATCACCCAGATTAGGCATACTACAGCCCAGATTCCGAACATTTTTAACTTCTCCATTAGAATAGTTTTGAGATAACTTTTGTAGCATTTAAGCTGACATAGTGTGTACCATTGTGTTCTCTACCCCTCAGCTCGAATGTTACCTCTACCACTTCATTCACTTGGATAAAGTCTAGTAGGTCAATGTTGTCATTTACTAACTGAAATTTTACCTCTTGCGGATACTTATCCTCAGGCTGTCCTACTCTTAGGATAAATTCTTGTATTCTGAACTTTTCGGATACTTGCTTTGCGGGTAATTTGTTGATAATTACTCCAGTTGTTGTGTGTGTCATATTTATTTGTTTTACTTGTTTTATACTACTTTCTCAGGGAATAAGACCTCAAGTCTCATTTTTGCTACTTCAATCTCTGCTCTTATTGTTAGAGCTTTTGCATACTCATCAGCCATAGCTGCTATAGTTGAATGAGGATGTACGTACTCAGCTTCATAGCCATTTCCGATTGCTGATAACAAACCTTGCATTGCTGCTATCATTGCTTGTTGGTAAAATTCTTTCTCTGTCATTTTGTTAATTTATATAGGTTTAAAAATCGTGCAGTTGTGCACTTAAATTCATTCATTGGGTTATCTGTAGTAGGCTTAGTTACTTGATAAACCACCATTCCAGCCTTATCTGAGATTGGCATCACTAACTGTTCTCTAGTTAGGTTCTTGTACGTTTTGTTTAGTTCAATCATTTCTTAAAGTTTAAATTGTTAAATTCTTCTTTGCTTACCTTTCTGATGTCTAGCTGATCATGATGTTTTGTGAGCATTATACAATAGTCATGTCCTAGTTTATTGAATTTAATAGCTGAGTATCTAGCATACTTGAGATTCTCTAGGCTTGACTCAATAATGAAGTAGGATTTTTCCATTACTTACAGTTTAATTGTACAAAATATTCATTGTAGTACTCAGTACAAGCCAAAAGACGTTCTCTAATGGACTCTTCTGTTGAAATGTTACGTTCATACTGTAATACTGTGATTCGTTTCTTAGGGTCAATGTGAGATACCTTGTGAATAGATTTGTTATCCCAATCAGTAAGTAAGAAGTCATCTGTGTCAATCATGCAGTAGATTAGCTCAGCTGATTCCTTGTCACATAGCATCATGTACCCTCTCAACTGCCACTCATAGTCTTTGTTGATTCCTTCTGCTGAGATAGCTGGGAAAGTCTCTAAGGACCATGAAGTTTTTATATCAATGATTGAATTGTCCAATATGATGTCAGGTGTACCGATTAGACAGTCATTTTGTATAGTCTCTTCATTCTTGATGTAGAACGTGTCTCTTACCTGATTGACTAACTCTATAGACTCGTGCTCCCAGTCAGTGCCTTTCTGCATTGCTTTTGTAGATACAAATGAGTTGTATCCAAAGAAATCTTCTTTTGCCTTGTTAGCTATGTAAGACTTAGTAGTCTGACTCAATACTTCTGACTTAGTTCTAGACTCAGTCATTAATTTTCCTAGTGATGATGGGTGCCATTTCATAGTGCTTGCATTTGTTGATTGGTTAATAAAAATTCTGATTTTAATTTCTCTACTGTGTACTTGCCTGACTCAATAGACTTAAGAGCTTCTTTAAATCTGTCATCTGATAGTGATGGCTTTGTTGCTGCCTTAACTGAGTTACCATCATCATCTACAGCTTGAAGGCTCAATAGTGATTGAAGTGTTGCTCTTCTGTAGTAAGTTGTTGCACTAATCATTTTCTGTGGATCAATGTTGTCAGGTAGTGTTAACCAGGACTCAATCATTTCTCCTGTCTCGATGTCAATTATCTGAGTAGTCAGAATCTTGTCATGGATAGGTTGAATTAGGAGCAGTCCATTTTCGTGAAGGATAGGCTCAACTGTCTCAAGCAATGCGTTAATGTCAGCATAGCTTTTTTTAAAGTGAGGATTGGTGGAGTTCTTAACTACCTTACCGATGCTCATTTTTGCCTTGTGAATTTTTATCCACAATGACACTTTGGTTACTTCTGTTTGCATATATATTTATTTAATTGTTTACAAATGTAATGATTTATTTTACTTGTGCAACTATTTAGAATAAAAATAATTGAATATACCACCAGCGGGGTGCAATTACTTGACCTATCAGCTTATCACTGTGATGCTCTTCACCATTCCAAATGATTTGAGTTACTTTGTAATATTCCACTCCACCAAATGTATTGAGCTTAGTCACTTCACCTACAAAGTAGCAGTCAGTGTCTTCAGTGTCTTTAATCTTATCTCCTATTTTCAGCATCTTACCAATATTTTATTATAAAGTGAATAACTACATACCAAAATAGTATGCCTAACAATGGATAAATCCACCAATCATAGTTCCTGTCTTTCATTGTATCGGTATTAATTGTTGTATCTCTTTTTGAAATTGCTCAAAGTCTACCCATCTACACAGATAGTAGTAAGCATTTGACTGTGTTAAATTTGATTGATGTTCTGCTTGTTCTTTTCTTTGGCTGTCACCTTTACTGGCTTTCAATTCAATTGCGAATTTTACACCATTAAGCAAAGTTCCTTCAACATCAGCCATACCTTTGTTGAGTCCTTTAAGAAAGAAACCTCCTGATTTCTTACTGGCATCTTTTCTCCATCTACCTTCACTGGATACTCTCCTAACATCTAAACATCCGTAAATTACTCTCATGTAGTCTTCAATTAGTTTAGTAATTGCATTAGTATCTGGTATCTTTTTACTTGTACCTTTTGTGACTTGGGTGTATGGAATACCTCTATCATCAAGCAATGTTTCTCTAACTGTTTTAATGACTTCTTTTGATTTCACTACCTTATGTCTAGATTTATATTTCTTTTCAATTGAGCCTAAAAACAAAGGATTCTGTCCTTGCATTTCTAAGTCAATACAAATCTTAGTGAATTCTTGAAGTGTCATAGTGTTGTATAAGTGATGTTTCTACCTTTGTGATTTTTTCCCTTCTCTATTTTATAGCCTTTATACTTTGCGTATTCAACTAACCATTTTGAGAAACGCTGAGGAGTCATGTCCTTATAATTAAAATCAGTCTCAAAAGATTGAAGTAGCTCATTGTTATAATAGATAACATCTTTAACAAGTTCATTCTCACTAACAAAGTCAAAGAAGTCCTTAGAAGTAGCTTGAATAAATCTCTTTGAGTCTGCATTTATACTGATTGACTTAGTCAGTCCTTCTCTTAAGTATAGCTGTAAATTCTTGATCATGTAATTGTCAAATTTTAACCAATCATCTGTGGACCATTGGTCAAATAGTAATTTGCCGTAAACATGTAAAGGTGAATTATTAGCATTGAAGTATTGGAAAAATTCTATCTCATGTCTTCTTCTATCATGACTACCACCTGCACCTTGAATAACATAGTTAGTTGTGATGACTATCTTAGGTGACCTTTCAAATGGGATAAACACCTCATCTTTATTTTTT